AATGTAACTGGTGTTGCAGGAACTCATTATCTTTATCAAGGTTCCAATTCTCTTATTCAGGAAGGAGAACCAGAAAAACTTGGAACTCTTTTGAGCATATCAAATCCCATCACAGGGACAACGATGGCATCCGCAAATACATATTATCCAATTATAAGCATTCGTTTGAAATCTAATAATCTAACTGGTGTAATGCTCTTGAGATCATTACAGGCAGCAACTGATGACAATACGAATGTTTATTGGCAACTTCTACAAAATGCAACACTGACTGGAGGAACTTGGGTAAATCATCCCGATCCAAACTCTTTTATGCAGTATAATATCACTCAAACTGCAGTATCTGGTGGAAGTGATCTTTTGAGTGGTTTTGTAATTAATGGTAGTGGTGCGTTAGTTGATCTTGATATTAAAGCAGCACTTCAGTTAGGTAGAAGTGGTATTGGAACAATTAGTGATACTTATACACTTGTTTGTGCATCTCCAAACACCAACAAAAAAGCACTTGCAGTATTAAACTGGATTGAACAGAGGTAATTTATCATGTCCGATAATGTATATCTTGGTAATCCAAATTTAAAAAAAGCAAATACTCAAATTGAATTTACAGAGGAACAAATTATTGAGTTTTTAAAGTGTAAAGAAGATCCTGTTTATTTTGCTAGGAATTATATTAAAATTGTTTCTCTGGATCACGGTCTTGTTCCTTTTGAGATGTATCCATTTCAAGAGAAGTTAATTGATAATTTCCATAAGAACAGATTTAATATCTGCAAGATGCCCCGTCAGACGGGTAAATCAACTACCTGCGTATCCTACCTACTCCACTACGCCGTATTTAATGATAATGTTAATATTGCAATTTTAGCAAACAAAGCGTCTACTGCAAGAGATCTTCTCGGAAGATTGCAACTTGCTTATGAGAATTTACCAACATGGATGCAACAAGGTATTATATCTTGGAACAAAGGATCACTTGAATTAGAAAATGGATCAAAAATTTCATCAAACTCTACTTCTTCATCTGCTGTCCGAGGCGGATCCTATAATGTCATCTTTTTGGACGAATTCGCATTCATCCCGAATCACATCGCTGATGACTTCTTTGCCTCTGTTTATCCTACTATTTCTTCTGGTCAAAGCACGAAGGTAATTATTGTATCTACGCCACGCGGTATGAATCACTTCTACCGTATGTGGCATGATTCTGAAAGGGGTAAGAATGAATATGTACCCACAGATGTTCACTGGTCAGAAGTTCCAGGTAGAGACGCTAAATGGAAAGAACAGACCATTGCAAACACCAGTGAACAGCAGTTTAAGGTGGAGTTTGAGTGTGAATTTTTAGGTTCAGTTAACACTCTTATTAATGCATCAAAACTAAAGAATCTTGTTTATGAAGATCCACTAAAAAGAAATGCTGGTCTGGACATTTATGAAAATCCAAAAGAAGAAAATAATTATTTAATTACAGTGGACGTTGCTCGTGGAATAGGAAATGATTATTCAGCATTTATTGTTTTTGATATAACTAATTTTCCGTATAAGACTGTAGCAAAATATAGAAATAATGAAATTAAACCCATGTTATTTCCAAGTATTATTAATGAAGTAGCAAAAGGATATAATAATGCTTGGATTTTAATTGAAGTGAATGATATTGGAGATCAAGTATCTAATATTCTTCATTTTGATTTAGAATATGATAACATTTTAATGTGCTCCATGCGCGGCCGAGCAGGACAAATTGTTGGTTCTGGATTTAGTGGCAAAAAATCGCAACTTGGTGTTCGAATGACTGCATCCGTTAAAAAATTAGGATGCTCAAATTTAAAAACTCTATTAGAAGATGATAAGTTATTAGTTAATGATTATGAAATAATTAGTGAACTTACAACTTTTACTCAAAAGCATAATTCATTTGAAGCGGAAGAGGGATGTAATGACGACTTGGCTATGTGTCTAGTTATTTTTTCTTGGTTAGTTGCTCAAGATTATTTTAAAGAAATGACGGACAATGATGTTCGCAAGAGAATCTATGAAGAACAAAAAAATCAAATAGAGCAAGATATGTCACCATTTGGATTTATTTCTGATGGATTAGATGATTTTGAACCAATCATTGATAAAAATAGTGAGGATAGATGGATTTGGGCAGGAGCAGATAAAAGTAATCATGCGATGGAAGTCTGGAACGTAGATGAATATGGAGACAGATCATATATGTGGGATTACATGTAGGTCTTAAAGCGTACAAAATTATAAATATTTTTAGATAATTCTGGACATGTCGGAGAGAAAAGATGCCACTAAATTTAGCATCTCCTGGAATTTTAATAAGAGAGGTTGATTTAACTGTTGGAAGAATAAATCCAGTATCAGCTTCTGTGGGTGCTATTGCAGCACCATTTACAAGAGGACCTGTAGATGAACCAATTTTAATTGAAAGTGAAAACGATTTATTAAATACTTTTGGAAAACCATATTCTGTTGATAATCACTATGAGCATTGGTTGGTTGCATCTTCTTACTTAGCATATGGTGGAACAATGCAAGTTGTCAGAACTGATAGTTCTGACTTAAAAAATGCAAGATCTGGTTCCGTAGAGATTAAGGTAAAAAGTTTAGGTCATTATACCGAGTTAGGTTATCTAGATAATCCTATTACAGATGTAACAGTTCTTGCACAAAATCCTGGTTCTTGGGCTAATGGAATTAAGGTTTCAATTATTGACGCTCAAGCAGATCAAATTTTGACCGGATTTAACACTACTACTGTTGGTTTTTCGTCTTTTGTTACGTCAGTAACAACAACTTCTACAATTGGAGTAACATCATCTATTTTAACTGGTGTTACAACTACTGGTATTTCTGTTGGACAATATATTAGACCAGTTACAAATACTATAGATGAAAACACTATCGTATCTAGTATAGGTATAGGGTCAGTATTTATTAATAAAAATAGTTTAAATACTACAGAATCTACATTATCTTTGAATTTTGGAACATATCAAAACTTCACAAGACCATTAAATATTCAAGTTGGTTATGGTATAACTCAAACAATAACATCTATTTTACCAGAATCAGGAACTATAAAAACTTTAGATGGGTACTTGAAGGGAATTATTACAGGTGTTGGTGTAAATAGAGTTAATGTTAAAGTTATTAGTCATGTGTCTGCAGCAGGTACAGAAACTAAAGTTGACTACCAACCATTAGGTGTTTATAATTTTGCCGATAATGGAACAGTTGGTATTCATTCGTCAACTAATACATCTTACGGAAATGTCACCTATTCTACAGAATTAGATTGGTTTGATCAACAAAAAATTACTCTTGCATCTGGAACACAAATTTCTTGGAATTCACTTACACCAAGACCAAGTACTTCAGAATTTGCTGCAGAAAGAAATTCTAGATTTGACGAGTTACACATTGTCGTAATTGATGATGAAGGTAAAATCACAGGAAATTCTGGAACAATTTTAGAAAAACATGTAGGTCTTTCCAAAGCAAAAGATGCTCTCTATTCTTCTGGAAGTCCTTCCTACTGGAAAAAGTATTTAACAATAGGATCACAATATATTTTTGCAGGTTCTTCTCCTACAGGCATTGTAACTACTGGGTTTAGTGAAAATTTCGTACCTTCAAATGATACCGATTGGGATCAAGAAGCGCAAGATATTATTTTTGCTGGTAGTGGTGCTTTGGATCTTTCACTTAGTGGTGGAAAGAATTATGATGGTAATACTACTATTGACTCTGGTTCTTTATCAGTTACTATTGGTGAACTTGTTGATGGATATAATGTATTCCTAAATGAAGAAGAAACCGATATCGATTTTCTTCTTATGGGATCTGCAGGTTATACTAAAGAAGATGCTCAAGCACTTGCAAATAAATTAATTGCAGTTGCAGAATCTAGAAAAGATGTAGTTGCATTTATTTCACCTTATAGGGGTGCTGCAATTACTGATACAACATCACAAACTGCAGAAACAATCAGAGATGTTGATACAGTTACTGAAAATGTAGTTAGTTTCTACGCTCCTGTCACATCATCAACTTATGCCATTTTCGATAGTGGTTATAAGTACATGTATGATAGATTCAATAACACATTTAGATATGTTCCTTTAAATGGAGATATTGCTGGTTGTTGTGCAAGAAATGACATTAACAATTTCCCATGGTATTCACCAGCAGGAACTACAAGAGGAGCAATCTTAAATGCCGTTAAACTTGCATATAATCCTGGAAGAATACAAAGAGATCGCCTGTATACAAACAGAATTAACCCTGTAATTTTATCTCCTGGTTCTGGTATTATTCTTTTTGGAGATAAAACTGGTTATGGTAAGGCATCTGCATTTGATAGAATTAATGTTCGCAGATTATTTGTTTATCTTGAGAATGCAATTTCTACTGCAGCAAAAGATCAACTCTTTGAATTTAATGACGAATTAACCAGAACAAATTTTGTCAATATCATTGAACCATTCTTAAGAGATGTACAGTCTAAGAGAGGTATTTATGATTATGTTGTAGTCTGCGATGAAACTAACAATACTCCTGCAATTATTGATGCTAACGAGTTTGTTGCAGATATTTACATTAAACCAGCGAAGTCAATCAATTTCATTGGTCTGACCTTCATTGCCACCAGAACTGGTGTTGCTTTTGAAGAAATAATCGGCAATTTCTAATTTAGAGGTTAAATCAAATGGCAACTAGAACACAGTTTAATCCACCTCCTCTTAGAAAAATTACTGACTTCAAAAGTCAGTTAACTGGAGGTGGTGCAAGAAGTAACCTTTTTGAAGTGGTTATTTCTTTCCCAGATATTGCAAAAGTTGATAACGCAGTATTAGAAAAGTCCAGATTTTTAATTAAAGCTGCAAATTTACCAGCATCTCAAGTTGCAATGATTGATGTACCTTTTAGAGGTCGTACTTTAAAAGTTGCTGGAGATAGATCTTTTGAAAGTTGGACTATTACAGTAGTTAATGATACTGATTTTGGTATTCGTTCAGCATTTGAAAATTGGATTAATAAAATTAATAGAGTTTCTGATGGTACAGGTGCAACTGATCCAGCATCTTATACTGCAGATGCCTTTGTTTATCAGTTAGATCGTGATGGAAAAAGTTTAAGGGCATATCATTTATATGATTTGTTCCCAACTCAAGTTGCTGCTATTCCTGTTTCTGCAGATAATTCAAACATACAAGAATTTACAGTAGAACTTCAAGTTCTCTGGTGGGAAGCAGTTAAAGGTAACTCTCCTATTTCAGGTGGAGTCGATATTAATTGATAAATAATAGATAATAAGCAGTTAAAGTTTATAAGATGGCGAAACTTTTTGGTTTTTCAATTGAGGATAATGAAAAAAAATCCAAATCCATAATTTCCCCCGTTCCTCCTAACAATGAGGACGGGGTTGATCATTTTATTCAATCTGGATTTTATGGGCAATATGTAGATATTGAAGGTGTCTATAGAACAGAATATGATTTAATTCGCCGCTATCGTGAAATGGCACTACATCCAGAATGTGATGGTGCTATCGAAGATGTAGTTAATGAGGCTATTGTTAGTGATCTTTATGATTCACCTGTAGAAATAGAATTAACTAATTTAAATGCCAGTGATAGATTAAAAGAAATTATTAGAAATGAATTTAAATATATTAAAGAGATCATGGATTTTGACAAAAAATGCCATGAAATCTTCAGAAATTGGTATATTGATGGAAGAATTTATTATTTAAAGGTTATAGATATCAAGAAACCTGAAGATGGTATTCAAGAGTTGAGATATATTGATCCAATGAAACTAAAACATGTCCGTCAAGAGAAAAAAGATAAGAATGATGGATATGTTATAGTAAACAAAGGAATAGAAGATAACAAGTTTCCTGAAATTGAAGAATACTTCATATATACACCAACTCCCAATTTTCCAGCAGGAACAATCACTGGTGGTTCAAAGAAAGGTGTAAAAATAACCAAAGATGCCGTTGCATATTGCAATTCTGGATTAGTAGATAGAAATAAGGGTACTGTTCTTTCTTATCTACATAAAGCAATTAAGGCTCTTAATCAGTTAAGAATGATTGAAGATTCTCTTGTAATTTATAGATTATCTAGAGCACCAGAAAGAAGAATTTTCTATATTGATGTGGGTAATCTTCCTAAAGTAAAGGCAGAGCAATATCTTAAGGAAGTAATGAGTCGTTATCGTAACAAACTTGTTTACGATGCAAACACTGGAGAAGTTCGTGATGATCGCAAATTTATGAGTATGATGGAAGATTTTTGGCTTCCAAGAAGAGAGGGTGGTAGAGGTACTGAAATTACAACATTACCTGGTGGTCAAAATCTTGGAGAACTTGCGGACATTGAATATTTCCAGAAAAAACTTTATAGAGCATTAGGAGTTCCAGAGTCAAGGATTGCGGGTGGTGGTGATGGTTTCAATCTAGGTCGTTCTTCCGAAATTCTAAGAGATGAACTTAAGTTTTCTAAGTTTGTGGGTCGTTTAAGAAAAAGATTTGCAAATGTATTCAATGATATTTTACGCACACAATTGTTATTGAAAAATATTGTTACTCCAGAAGACTGGGATAACATGTCTGATCATATTCAATATGATTTCCTATATGATAACCATTTTGCAGAATTAAAAGAAGCAGAGTTACTAACAAACAGACTTACTCTTGCAACAACTGTAGAACCTTATATAGGTAAATATTATTCAACTGAGTATGTTCGTAAAAAAATTCTTAGGCAAACTGATTCTGAAATTATTGATATTGATTTACAAATTCAAAATGAAATTGAGAAAGGTATTTTGCCAGATCCTAATGCTCCAGTAGACGAAATGGGAAATCCTCTTCCAGAAGGGGGAGGTGAAATTCCTCAAGAAGGTGTTCCAGTTGAACAGGAAGTACCTCCTGCAGAAGAGCAAATTGCACCACAACCAGAGATTATAAAACCAAAAGGTGGCAAAATA